ATGCTCCTGCTTCTCCTCCTCCGGCAACTGGTGGTCGTAAAAAGAGTGCGTGGATGAAACATGTATCCGCTACAATGAAATCTGAAAAAGGCAAGAAAGGAACAATGGGTAAAGGTTGGTTTAAACATGTATTAAAAACAGCAAAAGCAAGTTATAAAAAGAAGGGTGGTTCTGCTGCTGCTTTATCACCTGCCCCTGTAGGTGGAACTCGTCGTCGTCGCCATCGTAAATAAGTTCATATCTAAGGAAAAAAAGTAATGTAATATATAAATACAAACATGGGTGGTGGTTTATTACAACTTGTAGCATATGGTGCACAGGATGCGTATATTTCAGGTAATCCTCAAATTACATTCTTTAAAACTCTTTACAAGCGTCACACGAATTTTGCTATGGAAGCGTTTCGTGTGAATTTTAATGGGCAAGCTGCTTGGGGAACAAAACATTCAGCTGTTCTAGGTCGTCACGCTGATTTAATGGGCGCAACTTATTTAGAAGTAGTTTTGGATGCTGGTTATTATAATGATGATCAAGGTATGCTTGGATTTAACTTATTACATCATGTAGAACTTGAAATTGGTGGTCAATTAATTGATAGATTATATGGTGAATTCATGTATTTATGGGCTGCTCTAAGTTCTCCTTATGATAAATTACTTGATTTACAATCTATGGTTGGTTCTGCACTTCAATCACAACCTGGTTCTATTTCTGGAGCCGGTGCTCGATTCATGGGTGGTGAACGTAATTGTAATTCTGGATCAGGTCGTCCTTCATTACCTAATAATATTCTTTATGTTCCTCTATCATTTTTCTACACTAAAAATCCCGGTGTAGCTCTTCCTTTAATCGCACTTCAATATCATGAAGTTCGTATTAATGTTGTATGGAATGATGTAAAAACTATTGCTGGTGATTTTACTGGTAAAGTACAACCTTTACCTCCTCAACCTGTTCAAGCTGCTCTTTATGTAGATTATGTTTATTTAGATACTGAAGAACGTCGTCGTATGGCTCAACAATCACATGAATATCTAATTGAACAAACTCAATTTAATGAAGATAAATCTATGTCTTCTTATTCAAATAGAATTGATTTAACTTTTAATCATCCTGTAAAAGAACTTGTATGGGTAGTTCAACCTTCAGGATATACCAATTGTACTGTTGCAAAAGGTGAATATGTACGAACATATACCAGTCAAATTAGTGTAACTGGTGGTAACGCTGATGCTGAGGTAAATGTAACTTCATTAGGTACAACATTTACAAGTGTAGTAGTGTCAAATTCGTCAACTTCAGGAACAGGTTATACTGTAGGAGAAGTTTGTACGGCAGATACTACCACTTATGGTATTGTAACTTTTACAGTTGCTGCTATTGATAGTGGTGGTGGAATTGTTGGTGTAACTAATATTACTGGAACTGCTATACCTTTAACTTATAATGCAAACAATAATCTTCTCAATGGTCTAAGACTACAACCTTTTACATATGATCAAGCTGCTGTATTTGAACAATTATTACAGATTAACGGTCAAGATCGTATGGATAAGAGATATGGTGATTACTATAATAAAGTTCAAAGATTTCAACATCATACTGGGGGAGCTGCCCTTGCTGCAACACAGCCTGGTGTATACTCTTATTCATTTGCACTAAAACCTGAAGAACATCAACCCTCAGGAACATGTAACTTTTCAAGAATTGATACAGCAACTTTAGTATTGACTTTAGATGGATCTTTACCCGTAAGTCAAGATAATGATCAAACTTATGATGTTCGTGTATATGCAATTAACTATAACATTCTTCGTATTATGTCTGGTATGGGTGGTCTAGCATACTCCAACTAAAGTTTCCGTGAATAATACTCCAACTAAAGTTTTTAAACTAAATTCCACTCAATAAATAATGGAAGTAGATAAACTACTTATTGTAGCACATCCAGATGATGAAATTTTATGGGGAGGTTCAAATTTATTATCACAATCAGGATGGTTTGTTATATGCTCTACGCATTTAAACGATCCTGTAAGATCTCGTGAATTCTTTAATACTATGTCTTATTGTAATGTTACAAGATACATTATGTTTGATGTTAAAGATGAATATACCGAAGATCCTTTAATAGCAGATCGTATCTATGATGGAAGTATATTTGATAATTTTTTAAGAAAACTTTCAATGAAATCATGGAAATTAGTTTTAACACATAGTGAAAGAGGTGAATATGGTCATGAACATCATAGAAAAGTTCATCGTATGGTAAAAAAGTATTTTCATTCAGCAAAGTTTTTTGATTTATCAACAAAATTATCTCCTAAAGATATTGAAAGAAAAAGAGACGCTTTATTATTTTATAGAAAAACTCAATCTATATGTAAAACTATTTTTAATAAAAAAAGCCAAACTTTAAAATTATCTGAAAGACAATTCTTTTTTAATGAAAAACTTTATGTTCCTGAAAAAAAAGAAATACCTAAAATAATTCATCAAATATGGTTTGGGAAACCTCTTGCTACAAATTCAGTTAGATATAATTTAATGAAAAATGTTGAAAAATTAGCTTTATATAATGGTTATCAATATAAATTATGGACAAATGATGATTTATTTTATGAGAATTTTCCTCTTGTATGGGAATTTATTCAATTAGCTATTGAAAAAGGTGAAGAATTAGAACAATCAAGATTTGCACAAGTTGCAGATTTAGCAAGATTGGAAATTTTACATAGATTTGGTGGAATTTATTTAGATTCTTTATTTGAAATTTCTATTAAATTTTTAGAATTTATAACAAAAAATAATAAAATAGAATTAATTGTTGCTAATGAAGATCCATGTGAATTAAATTGTAAAGGTATTGATAATAAAAAATATATGTCTAATGGATTTTTTGCTTCTCAACCTGGTTCTCAAATTCTAAAAAGATTATTAAATTATGATGTTTTAGAAAGAATTGATTGGGATAGTGTATATATTAATCGCACTACTGGTCCGTATTTTTTCAGATCAGCAATGAAATCAAGTGATAATATATTAGTTATTCCAACTGAGAAAATCTATCCATTTATGGTGAATGATTCAGCATATAGAAAAGCTAAGCCTAATGAATGTATTACTTCAGATGATAAAGTTTTACATAATTGTTTAAAAGAAAAATATCCTGGATCTTTAGTAATTTATCATTCAGGTTTTGGTGGTTCATGGAGTTGGTGAAGTTTCTCCAAATACAAAATTGCATCCATTAATTCTTCTTTCATATGTTGAATCCATTGTGAAAAACTAAGATCATTTCGATCCAATGTAGTCCCATACTTCTTTTGTCCTAGTTCAGATCGTTCTTGAAATTGCCTGAGAACACTCTGAACTATTGAATCCATCTATAATTTATTTAGCGTATCTTACACGTAAATTACCATTCCATTGCAATATCTTCCATATTACATGCACCTTGTTCTGCATCTTTACGTTCTTCTTCTTCTACACGAGCATTAGCAGATTTCAAATCAGTTTCAAATACAGATAAATCTTCTTCTGAACCTTCAGGTAATTTAGTTTCATCAATAAGAATATCTACAAATCCTGTTCCACATGGCGGTTTTTGTCCAAACATAATATTGGCAGAAACACCACGCATATTATCAAATTGTGATCCTAATGCAGCACCAAATAATACTTTAGTAGTTTCTTCAAATGTTGATTTAGCAAGAACACCTGATTCACTTTTATTCATACCAAATCTATTTGCTTCAATTAGACGACCAGGATAAGTCATTGTATCAATTAGTGTAATCATGTGATGATAATTCACAAATTCTGTAGCAAATACTTCCATAAATTCTTCAAATAACATTGAACGGACAGTTTCAATACCAAATACATCCAAAACTTCATAAATATCATTTGAGAATGAACGGAAAGGATCAGTTCCAGGAATAGAACTTAAATCAAGTAAATTTGTTCCTTCAACATCAAGAACATATTGTTTCAAAGGAATATATCCACCAATAGTTTCATCAAATAATAATTCATTAGATGATTCACGAACATATACTTTTCCAATTCCTTCAACTCCTGTCAAAATAGTATCTAGTAATTTATCTTCAATAAATCTTAAAGATAAAGCATTCTTAACAACTTCTTGTGCGAATACAATACGAATTACAATTTTATCAGGTGAATTTGTATCTGAATGAGCACATGAGAATATACGAAGAACTTTATTATTTTCTAGTTTTGTTTGAATTAATGTCATATCAATAATATTACGAGCAACCATTTCATCTTTATCTAATTCTAGTCTCATAATCCATGGAGATGTACAACTTTGTCCTTGTGTTACTGAAAATTTTTGGTATGATTTTAGTAATTCACGATCTTCTTCAACTACCGAATCAGGTGTTAAAGGATTAGGATCATAATAAATACGAACAGATTTTGTAATATCACGCATTGTCGTCTTTTGAATTTCCTTTTTCTTTGCTAATACATCATCAGATGAAATAGCTATACTAGAATCTAAATATACTACATTTGAAGGATTTTTAGGATTTGATGATACACTTAAAAGTTCTACAATACGAGGAACACCTTGTGTTGCATTAGCTTTAGCAGTTCCAGCTGAATGGAAAGTATTTAGTGTTAATTGTGTAGTAGGTTCACCAATAGATTGTGCTGCAATAGTTCCTACCATTTCACCAGCGTGAACTGTAGATTTAATATATTTAAATTGAATTTCACGAATTAATTCATCAAATAATTCTTTAGTTAATCTTAGAACCATAATTGATTTTTTAGGCGCTAAGTAAAATCTTAGTAAAATATGAAAGAGTTTATTATATTTTAGAATAGGTTCTTCACAAATTCTTTGTAATTCTTTAATTACATGTTCTGGAGTTAAATTAGTTTTTGTAGCGTAAGGATTAGCGTACTTTTCAGTAATACGCTTTAGATTTACAGGAGCACTTACTTCTTCTTTTTTACTAAATCTTAGAATATCACGAACAAGAATATCTCTGTCTTTAATAATTTCATCTACTAAATCAGATGTATCATCAACATCTTCAGAACATACTTTCTTAAGTTCATCTAATGATAAAGCGTAATTTTCATAAATATCTGCTAAAGACATTAGTCCAAGATTACATTGTTGAACTTCTACACAAGCAGAATCAATACCATCACCACCATATCTAAATTGAACAATAGTTCCATTAACATTACGAACAGTTCCATCATATTCTACATGTAAATCTTCCATTGACTTAACAAGTTTTCGTTGAATATATCCTGAATCTGATGTTTTTACTGCTGTATCAATCAAACCTTCACGTCCACCCATAGCGTGAAAGAAGAATTCAGCAGGACGAATACCTGTAATAAATGAATTTTCTACAAATCCACGAGATTCAATACCATCATCATATTTTGCAAAATGAGGTAAAGTTCTATCTTGTAAAGTATATTGAATACGACGACCACCAATAAGTTGTTGTCCTAGTAAAGCAGCCATTTGACCAATATTTAAATAAGAACCTTTAGATCCTGATTCTACCATTTCTTTCATACGATTATCATCTGCTAAACTTGCCGTCATTTTAGAAGTAATTTCTGATGAAATATCTTTCAAAGCATTTGAAATTTGATTTTCTAATTCTTCACCATCAGGACGACCTGAATTATTTAAGAATGTTCCTGAATGAACACTTGAAAGAATTTCAGCTACCTTTTTTCTACCTTTTTCAAGTTGTGTAGTAATTACTTCTGATGTTTCTTCATTTGCAATTAAATCAGACGCACCTACAGAAAATCCAGTAAATAAATTAAATTTTGTAATAACATTTTGAACATCATTAATAAATTGTCCTGCACGATGAGGACCAAAATCATTATAAATTACATGTAACAAACCTTCAGATGCTGATCCAAATGCACCTTTCTTTAATTGTCCTTTAACAAGTCTTCCATCTTTAATTACTAATTTGCTATTCAAATCAATTAGAGGAAATGTAGTTGAAATTAAATCACGACCACTAATATTTTTATTTGTTCGTGTATATGTAGATAAAGGTTTTTTCATTCTTGAAAGAATATTCATAGCAATATGTTCAGGAACTTCAGTATCTTTTCCAATACGAAATAATCCTGTCATAGTATCTTGAAAGAATTGAATAATAGGAGAATTAGTTCTTGGTGAAATAATTTGTCTTAGAACAGACGCTAGATATTTAAGTTCTGTTGCTGCAGCAATACTTTGAGGAACGTGCATATTCATTTCATCACCATCAAAATCAGCATTATAAGGACGAGTAGCAGATACATTAAGACGGAAAGTTGAATAAGGAAGAACTTTAATACGATGACATTCCATAGAACCTTTGTGTAGAGAAGGTTGACGATTAAATAGAACTACATCACCATCAACAAGATGACGATGAACTACATCACCTTCTTTCAAATCAATAATTTCAGGATTTACAAATTTTAAACTTAATGAACGTCCATCTTCTTTAAGAAAGACTGATTTTGCACCAGGATATTTTCCAGTTCCATTACGAATATAAGACATTAATCTATCACGATTATATCCAGTAACAATTTCAGGAAAAGTTAAATTCATAGCAATTTCTTTAGGAACTCCAAGTTCATCTACATCAATATTTGCATCAGGAGTAATAACAGAACGTGCCGAGAAATCTACACGCTTACCCATCAAATTTCCACGAACACGACCAGTTTTAGCGCCAAGACGTGATTTCAAAGTTTTTAGAGGACGACCAGAACGTTGTGCTGCAGGAGGTAGACCTTTAATATCATTATCTACATATGTTGCAACATCAAATTGAAGTAGTGCAGTATATTTTTTAATTACATCAAGTGATTCACCTTTATCAATTTTTTCACGAAGACGTTGATTATTACGAACAATATCAATAAGTTTATGTGTTAGATCATCTTCCATACGTTGATTATCTTCCATAATTACAGAAGGACGAACAGTAAGAGGAGGGACTGCTAAGACAGTACAAATCATCCAATCAGGTCTAGAAAATTTAGGATTAAATCCAAGTAATTCTACATGTCGATCAGTAATACGTTGAAAACATCTTAGAACAAGTTCAACTTCCAAAGGAATAGGTTCGGCTTCTTCTTCATATGTAATTGCTTGAAGAGATGCGACAGTCAAATCTTCTTTTTCAATCTTTTTTACAAGAGGTGTTTCACAATGAGGACAAGTTGATGATTTAAGTTCTTTAGTTTTATAATTTGCAGTTTTATCACGAACAGCGTTAAATCTATCCATACCTTGAAATTTCTTTTCAATCTTTTCAAGTTCTTCATCGGATAAATAAGGATTAGAACAATTTAAGCATACATTTTGTAGAATCTTAATGATTTCAGGAAGGAATTGATATAAATATACAGGACGAGATAATTGAATATGTCCAAAATGTCCAGGACATAGAAGATTAGTTTGTTTACATGTTGTACAAATTGATCCATTATCAATTACACCAAATCTACGATCAAATACACCACCTGATACAGGTTGGTCAATTTGATAAGTTTTATCTGTAATAACCTCGACGACACTCCTTGAAAGAATTTCATCGGGGTTGGCGATTCCAAATTGAACTCCAATAATTGTATCACCCATACTTATATTAATAATTCCTATGTTTATATTGTTCCATTTTTCATTTACTATAAAATAAATGCGACCTTATAGACTTCCAATAATTAGAATTCCTGTAAGACAACAAATTCCTGCTCCAAAATTATCTATGGAATCTACTGAAAAAAGACAAGAGATTGTAATACCTACAATTTCCGAGCTGTCTCAAACGTCAGAAGCCAAAAATGATCATTCTCAAAAATAACTTTAATTAATGTTGAATCATAATCTTCTTGTAAAGAATCTATCCATGAATCAAATTCAGGACCAGTTTTAAGTTTAAATTTTTCAGGTTTCTTTATTTTTTTAGTATTTATATTATGCCATAAATAATGACAAAATTCTTCTGTTTTATATCCATCTTCACTTTTATCTCTTAATTGTCTTACTTCCTTGTACCATTTTTCCATTATTATTAATAATGAGATTGAAAACAATTAGAAAATCGCATAAAAAGGAAAAGAAATTTGATGCTGTATTTGTTTACCCAGATGGACATCAAAAAATAGTTCCATTTGGACAAAAAGGATATTCAGATTTTACTAAACATAAAGATACAAGAAGACGAGCTCGTTATTTAAATAGACATTCAGGTATGGGAGAACATTGGAATAAACCTGATACTCCTGGCGCTTTAAGCAAATGGATTTTGTGGAATAAACCTTCATTTAAAGAATCCGTAAAAGACTTCAAGAGAAGATTTAAGTTGTAAATGATTTAGACGTATTATCTCTATGTAATAGTAGCAGTGTGGCCGAGTGGTTATGGCGCAGGTCTTAAGAACCTGTGGAGAAATCCGCGCGGGTTCGAATCCCGCCGCTGCTAAATTGCCCTACTAGCTCAGTGGATAGAGCGCCGACCTTCTAAGTCGGAGGTCGTGGGTTCGATTCCCATGTAGGGTACTTGATCTCTTAGCTCAGCGGTTAGAGCGTCTGGCTGTTAACCGGAAGGTCGCAGGTTCAATCCCTGCAGAGATCGTCTTCAGTCTCATCGTCTAGTGGTTAAGACACAGGGCTTTGACCCCTGAAACCCCAGTTCGATTCTGGGTGGGACTATAAAACTGGAACCACTTTCGTGAATAAATCATTCCACGAAAGTGTTTTATCGCTATCTAAATAGAGTTTAGCGTTTCTATTAAATGATTTAACATAGAAAAATGCAACAATTCCAATAATAAATGGATACCATGATTCCATTATATCTTTTTCAATATAGAATTCATACGAATCCTTAACGTAGGATAATTAATAATATTATAACTTCTCCATCCTCTTAATCCAAAAAATTCTGTATTAAATCTTCTTCTCATCCAATAACTTCTATCGCCTGGTGTTAAAGCACCAACATATTGTGGACCCATAGTTTTAGCGTATTTTCTAACATTACATCTAACATTATCCATAGTTTTAATTAGATATGTTCTATTTTGCTTGAAATTTGTTTGTTTCATACGATTAATAATAAATTCTTCTGTTTCTATTCTTAATTGTTTAATTAATTCTTTATATGTAGAAAAAGATTCTTTGAATTCTGTAATACCTTCTTTAATTTGAGGATTTCTTTTTGCTGAAGAAAAAATCTTTTTTAATAATCCTTCTCTTGTAACTTCATCACTAACTTTATTTTTTCCACATAAAGGACATTGTGCATTTGTTTTATTTAATACACTAATTATACATGTTGTATGATATGCATGTTCACATTCTAATTTAACACATGTAGTTGTAGTTGTATTAGGATCTTTAAAAGATTGCATATCCATATGTTCATAACATATTGAACATATATCCGTCATTTGTTAAAAACGGATTATTTAGGTCTAAATCCTTTAATTAGTAGGATGGACAATCAACCAAAGACGCGCAAAGAGTCAAAGAAAGACCAAAAAGAAAAAGCACAAGGGAAAAATGGGAAATATACACAAAAAGGTGTTCGAGCAAAAGAACAACAAATGTCTAAGACTCCCAAACCTTAAAAAACGGATTTTTAGTTGTAAATTATTAGATAGTATGGCGCAACACAACATGGATTGGCAAACAGCTTTGAACATGTGGCTCACAACCCCAGTTGATGATTGGGTTCCTGCAGTGGATTCTTCTGTTGTTGAAGAGGAGGCAATTGCCGCAACAGAAGATGCTGAAGCAGCACAATACTGGCAAGAACGTCATGAAGAGATGACTGCAGAAGCGCTTGACCATAGTTGGATTCCTCAAGAATTCACAAACGAGTGTGAGTGCTGTGTTGACGAGTTTGATTCTGCACCTTATTGCTTTTACTGTCAACTTGTCGTAGAAAAGATGTGCATTTGCTACGCAATTCCATCTAATACTTTTGTAGATGAAATTGTGTGTTGTTATTGTGCAGCACGAAAGAAGTTTGGGATTGTTTAAATAAATTTACAAAAAAAGAGTTTTACTTTTTTACATTAAATAAAAACTGTCCATTCGCAAAATTTAATCTTTTTACATTTACTAATGGTTTAGTTACTTTAGTTAACTTAACAATAGGAGGAGGATTACTATTAACTACTTCATTTGAACTATTATCAACTACTTCATCTGAATTAATAATCATTGCTCTAAGATCAGTAGATCTTCCAGGTGGAAATGCATTGCCACTCGTTTCAGTAAAATTACTATAATATCTAAATAATGCTTTGGTACAATTATAAAATGTATTGGGTAATAACAACCTTACACTCTTAGGTATAAGGACATCTCCTGTTATATTAATACATCCTGAAAATGATTCAGATCCAATGTTAATTAAAGATGATCTTATAGTACCAATCTCTGTTTGGAGATCTAGTTTTGTAATACCGGTGCAACCTTTAAATGCACCATCACCAATACTTACTAATGTTTTTGGAATTGTTACTGTTCCTCGTAGACCTGTACAATTTAAAAATGCATTCTCCTCTATTCTTGTTATATTTGAAGGAATTGTTGGAAAGACTCCAATTGCCGGATTAATTCCTGTAATTACTGTTCCTGATATTTTAAAATTCATAGTTTCTTGTATTTTTTGTTTAAGAATACCATCAAAAGCATCTGCAGCTACAACTGTATTGCCACCAGGAAGTATAATTTTACTAAAACCAGTGCAACCTGCAAAAGCACGACTACCTATTGATGTTACAGTTGAAGGTATTATTAATACACCTGTTAATTTAGAACAATTTTCAAATGCACTAATACCAATAGTTGTAATACTTAACCCAAATATTAATGATCCGGCTAATTTATTACAATCTTTAAATGCTCTATCATCTACTTTAGTAATAGTATCACTAATAAATACTCCAGAACTTAATTGAAATGATGTTAATGAATAACAACTACTAAATGTATCTTTATTAATAATAGTAATTTTAGGTTGTAAAAAACTAAGTGTTGTAATTCTAGTGTTGTAAAAAGCTCCAGCTCCAATTGACGTTACGTTTGAAGGTATTTTTATTTGACCTGCTAAAGTTGTACAATTAGAAAATGCTCCATCTCCAATTGTTAATAATGATGAACTACTACCAATATTTAAACCTGTAATTCTACTAAACGAAAATGATTCATCCCAAATATTTGTTAAATTAGGACATTTACTTAAGTCTATATTTCCACCAATACTACTTTGATAAAATGATCGAAGTCCAATATATTTTAAAGATGAATTTGGTGGTATTATTAATGAAGTAATTCTATTACATCCTTCAAATGCATAACTAGAAATATCTTCTAATTCTTTATTTAGTATTACACTACCACTTACAGAATTATTAATAAATGCCATACTATCTATTCCAGTTACAGATGAAGGAATTGTTGGAAAAACTCCTTTCTTATCAACAAGAGCACGTATTAATGTTTTGTTACTATTAATATATTCAAATTTGCCATCTGAAAAAGTGTTTATTATAGTAACTCCGGGTGGAAATGCATCTGCTGCATAATTATAACCAGTTCCATTAGGAACTCTAACTACTTTGAGTTGAGTCATTCCTCTAAATGCTTTAGAATCAATATTAAATACATTTGGAGGTATTGTTAGTTCTTCTTGGTTAAATCCACTACAATTTTCAAATGCACTTTCTCCAATTGTTGTTACGTTTGAAGGTATTGTTAATTGTCCATATAAGGATGAACAATTTTTAAATGATGATGACCCTATTGTAACTAATGATGTTGGAAGTTGTAAACTTCCATTAAGAAGGTTTGCATCCTTAAACGCGTCATTATCAATTGCTGTTACAGTATTTTTAAATGTTAATGTATCATTTAGTAAGTATTTTTTTGGTGATACACCACTATTACTACTTGTTACATTAGTATTAGTTGAATTATAAACAGGGAATGTATAAACTCTTACATCTAGTAATGGGTAATTAGCAGCTAATCTATTAGTATTCATAGTTGTTAAATTTGCGTCTATTTCGTTATACTTTAACAATGTATTTGGAAAGAAATAAAGTTTAATCTTTAATTGTGATGAGATGTTATCAAGAAATTCTAATTTTACAATCGCTCCACTTGAATTAATCTCAGTTACTTTAACAGATAAAGTTTCAAAAGTAGGAAAATTAACACTACATATATCATTTACAACATATCCTGTTCCAGAAACAACATTGCTTATAGTATAAACATTGTTTTGTAATGAC